ACCCCTTACATTTACAGCAAATCAGCTAACTAAGCACGGAATAGCAAAAACTGGTGCTAAATTACTTGGTAAGGCAGGTAGCAGACTTATTCCTGGTCTTGGTTGGGCGCTTTTTGCTGGGGACTTAATAGATTCTTTTGTATATCCAATTTATGACCATATACCTGGAGGAGATTACCTAACATGGAGAGATACAAGCAGTGGTCAATCCTCAGGTGTATCAGGAGCTGCAACTGGTGCTCTTTTAAATAACCCAAATTTTACTGACGAACAGAAAAATTCACTTATGGGAATGTATATGATGAATCCTTCTACAGCTGGGATGGCAGTAAGTCATATGCTTCAAAATAACCAGAATAAAGGACAATAATGTATAAGTTCGGTAGTCGCTCTAAAAAAGCAATGGAAAATATAGACCCTAGATTAAAGAAAGTATTAAATGAAGTAATTAAACACGTAGATTGTAGCGTATTAGAAGGACACAGAAATGAAGAAAGACAAAATAAGCTTTTTGAAGAAGGTAGAACTAAAGTTAAATACCCCAACGGCCGTCATAACGCTAATCCAAGTAGGGCTGTTGATGTGGTGCCTTATCCTATCGATTGGGATGATAGAGAACGTTTCCATCTTTTTGCTGGTTTTGTTATTGGCATTGCTAAGTCTATGGAGATAACCCTTAGATGGGGTGGCGATTGGAATATGAATTTTGAGGTAGATGATAATAATTTTGATGATTTTCCTCATTTTGAATTAATAGATTAAAAAAGGAGATTAATAATGAATTACGCGTTACCCAATTCGGGTATGGGAAAAATGGCAAGCAAAGCAGCGCCAAACGTACTCAGTACTATGGGTAAAGGCTTTGACGCAGGAAATGAATTTATTTATGGAGAAAATCCTGCTATAAATCCAAATTATGCAAGATTAGCTGGTCTTATAGGTCCAGGTACAGGAACGGCTTTAAGTGCTGGTATGGAAGCAATGAATCAACCTTTTAGTCATCACTTTACAGGTGGAAAAAGTATTACTGATTGGCTTGGAAATTTAATACCTGGAATTGAAAATTTGTTTTCAGGTAATGACCCAAAAGGAGGGGGACGTATGGCTGGTACTTTAGGAAGTAAAGGGCTGGCTGGTGCTGTAGGAACACAAGCGGGTAGGTTGCCAGGTCTTTTAGGTTATACGGGACCAGAACAGCACCAAACAATGGAAAATTTTCCAAACACTAGTTATGACCAGTGGGGTAATCCAGTAACTGTTGAAAACATGCCATTGGGTACTACTGGTGGTGGTGTAAAAAATCAATTTGCTCCCTGGAGATAATGTATACTATTAATATAGACCATAAAGATAAAGGTCTTACAACTTATACTGTATACAGAAAAGAAGAAGCTGATAAGGAAGGTATTGAGTATGTATACTGGAAAATGGCTAACATGGGGCAATATGCTATCTCAGACGATAACTATGTTGCAAAAGTCATTAATAGAAAAGAGTACCCCTCAAACCACGATAAAGATAACATTTATTTGCGGTTTCCTTGGGGGTATACTTTTTTCAACCCTAAGTATGCTTCTAAGAAGTTAAAGGTATCAGGTAGGAAAACTAATACCACTATGTCTGGCAAACCTATGCTGGAAGTAAAGTCTAAGCAAGATATGATGAAAAATCTTGCGAAAGCCTACTCTGTTACATGGGACTATAATCTAGCACTTGATATGGTTCTTGGTAGTTATACACCCACTGAGTTTAAAAAGTGGAAACGAATGATGAAAACGGAGGTTTTTAGTAAAATGATAAAAGAAGAGCTTTCAGATTTATTATCAGACCATGGGTTAGATAAAACCTATACTTTAGATTTATTAGCTAAAGTAATAGGGATGGCTGAAGATAAAAAAGACGTTACTAATCTTATGCGTGCTGTAGAGAATTTACAGGGTATGCACGGTATGAAAGATAAACAACTTGTTAAAACCACAGAAAAATTAGAAGCTATAAGCAATACTAAGCTTATAGATGAGTTAAGAGAAGAGGAAGATAAGCTAATAGCTACTAAGACTACTACTGAGGAAAAATAGTGGATTACGAAGAACAATATAGCCAAATGCAGGCTTTAAAAAAGCTTCGTAATAACATGGCTCTGTTTGGAAGGCACTGCTTCCCCACAGCCCTGAGGAAAAG